ATATCTCCACGATCTGGTGTAGCTGTAACACCCAACACATTAGATTCATCAAAATGCTTCAATACCATTTGGTAACCATCACTAATACAATGATGGGCTTCATCAACTACGATTGTGTCAAAATAATCTGGTGGGAATTTTGACAATCTTTTTTCACGTTGCATTGTTTGGACAGAGCCAACAACTACTCGAAAAAAACTGCCGATTGAAGTTTGATCAGCTTTTTCGGTTGCTGTTTTGAGTCCAGTCGATTTTTCTAATTTGTCACTAGCTTGTTCTAGTAATTCACCTCTGTGCGCTAGGACGAGCACACGCTCGCCCATCCGCACACGGTCTTCAATAACTTTGCTAAACACGATTGTTTTTCCACATCCTGTTGGAAGGACAAGCAATGTTTTTTTGCGCCCTTCTCGCCATTCCTTTTGAATTGCAGTACGTGCTTTTTGTTGATATGGACGCAGTTCCATTTGATTTCCTCCCTCCTATGCCAGAATGGTAATTCTGTTGGCTTTAATTTCTTCATTTAATTGTTCTTTCAAATATTCTCGAATATTAACAATCGCTTGATTTCTCCAAGCACCACCATCTGCTTCAAAAATAGCTGCACGGGGGCCATCTTTCATTCTAAATACGAATTGACTTGCTGGTTGTTCCACTTCTAAAAACGTCCGATATGGCGCCAAAAACACTGGATTAGGAGCTTTTACTTCTGCTTTGCTTGCGATTCCTTGCTTAATGGAAACAGCTTGACTTACGCCGTCATCTCCAGTCGTTCGCACATTGTCTTCCGTCACATTGCCTACTACTTTTAATAAAATCGCACGATCGTCAATTTCTTTTTCGTTGCTTAAATCAACAAATTTTGATTGCAGTGCAATGTTAAAAGATTCCATATCATAAAACTGTCCGTAGTCAAATTTGGGAACAATAGCAGAAGAGCTTGCTAAAATTTCTCGACTACCATCAAATTCCAATGTTCCCATTAAATGAACATTTCGCTCATTTTCAATATGAAGAATCATATGCATGTTTTCTCTTTCAACATTTGCTTTGATGTAATTGACAAGCCCCGTCAATGTGTTTAGTGGTATTCTATTTTTTGCAGTAAATACGCGAGGCAAAATTTCAGTTGCACGACCGTCATTGTCAATGTTTACCCAGCGATTATCATCGAAATTAACCAAGCGATCGTCTGGTTCGATTCCTTGTTCCATCAAATATTGGATTGCTTCTTTTGTCATTGTCATTTAGTTATCCTCTTTTCTTTTGCAAATCGATGATTTGTTGTTTATTCGCTTCTTCTTTTTCGATGACGTCAATTGGTTGCCCAATATCTGTTTTTTGTAATCCGTCTACTGGATCAATATAAGTTTGACCAGGCACAGCAGAACGTAATTCGTGTGCTTCAACTATACCCGTATTTAAATCTCGCCCAGTTAAAACAGTTGTTGATACTCCTTCGACAGGAGCTAATTTTGTTGTAAAATCACTAGTTACAGAAATAACTTGACGATTTTCATCTGGTTTAAATTCTAATTTGATAGTGACCGTCCGCTTATCTGTAGCTTTCGTATTCAAATCATGAATATTACTAAATATTTTTTGAAGTTCACCATCCAATTTTTCTTGAATGGCGCCTTCGGCTAAATCTGATATTGGCAAATCAATTTCTTTATTCATTTATTTATCCTCCTTAAAATGCTCCTGGTTGAAATCCGTTGCTTTGTTGTGGTTGTTGGAATCCGCCTTGTTGTTGGAAGCTATTGTTTTGTTGTGGTTGTTGAGTGAAAGTCGATTGATTTGCTGCTGGTTTTTTAAATGATTTCACGCGGTTATTTTGGCGTTGTTGACCTTGATACATGTAACTATTAATTTCTAATTCAGCGGTTCCTCGTGATCCTACAACTGTTGACCAATTCGGAGAAAAAGCTTGTCCAATGACAACTGGTTGTCCAATCGAAGTGAAAAATTCGGTTAATTTCCATTGAAATTTTTTCATCATGTATAGACGTTCTTTTACAGATGTTTTTCCTTCGTTTCCGTTTACTTCAATTGTTACTTCTGCATAAGGCGCACCATTTGGAATTTTATCGCTATTACCGTCATAAATTTTGCGTTCTAAATTTGTTACGACAAATGGATATTCACCCGCTGGTAACAATACAAAGTTACTTTCTTCTGCGATAAAACCGGCATTCCAATCTAAAAATTCATTTTCGTTAATGTTGTTATTCATGTGTTCTTCCTCCTAATAGTTTCTAATTTTTGTATTTAATAAGTTCATCGCTGGTTCCCAATTAGTTGCCAGATACCCCCATAAATCATCTGGAATATTTTCAATTGGTGTATCCACTGGCATAAATCCACCTTGATAAATCACTTGAAGAATTTCGTCAGAAGAAACTTGATTCATCTTCATTAGATCAGCTACACTTGCTGGAATTGACGGATGAATATCTTGATTTCTTTCTGGTGCAAAATTAGGAATTGGCTCATTCGTTTCTCTTTTTTCTTCAGCAATTTCATTAGCAGCAGTTCGAATAGTATTTTCTGCAACTTGCGTTTGAGGTGTTACGTTTGCAAATACATGTGCAATTTGAGAATAATCGAAGGGCAATTCATCAGCTAAACCCCAACGATTTTTCGCATCCCAAGCAGGACGGTGATTGGTAAACATCATACGTTGACCACCCAATCCTTTTTTGCTTTTGGTTTTTTCATCTGTAATTATTGTTGTTTTATAGTTAGCGAACAATACTGCATCAGCCCACTCTTTTACTAACGGTGCTGTTTTCTTTTCGAGTTTCAATTCATAACGATCATAAGCGCCCATTTCATCTGGCTCTTCTTTTTTACGCAGCCACGCATGTGCAGTGATAACAACATTAATACCAACTTCTACTACGTCACTTAATTTATTAAGCAAGCCACCAAATTCTTTTTCGAGTGCAATATACTTTGCACCATAATCGTTAGAACTATCCGTCCACTTATTTAGAGCAATTAAATGGTCTTTACATATTTTTTCTGACCAATCAATTGTGTCAATAACCAAAGTTTGACAAGGTTTATTCACTTTCACATATTCAATTTGTTGTAATAACATCGTCCAACTCGTAGGTTTATCAAAACGTTTAACATTCATGTGCAACGTTGAGTCTTCTGTATCTATAAACAAAGGATTTGGAAACTGACTAGCAAAAGTAGATTTTCCTATCCCTTCAACTCCGTACACAATAACTTTTTGTGCTTTTGGAACTACCCCACTTGTAATATTCATTAAAATGCTCCTTTCCCAGCCCATCCACTTGTAGTAGATTCCTTTTGGGCCGTTTCCTCTTTGCTTACTGAATAACCATCTTCAATTACAATGCTACATTCATCGCCAGTAGATACTCGTGTCGCAATTGCTTGTAATCCTTCTTGTTCTAACCATTGACCAAATTCATTTAGCGTATTCATGTCCATTTGTTCTAATTTATCCAATAAAATAAAGCCACACTCAGGTTTCAATTTTCGAACAATCGCAGTGGAAACTCGTAGTTGTTCAGAACCACTCATATTATCCCAACGTTGGCCTTTGTAGGTAAGTTCGCCACCATCTACAGATAAGCCAGGTAAAGGTAGATCAGCATCGTGTAATAAGCTTTCTTTTCGAGCACGAATTTCATTAATGCTTGCAGTTAATGTTTCATATTGTTCGCGGTATTGTGCAGCATCTTCTTCTGCTTTTTCTTTGTCGAGATTTACACGAACTTGACTATTGATTTCATCTACATCAGCGATACTTTTCTCAAGTTCCGCTGTTGACTCATCATGAAGCGTTTCAGCAGTTTTTTGCGCAATGACTAAATCATTTTCCAGTAAAGAACGTTGTGCTTGAGTGCCGCTTAGTTGTTCTTGTAATTCGTTAATGCGTTGAATCAATGAATTTTCGTTTTGTTTGATTTGTTCTAATTGGAAAGAAATTTGTTTTACTTGTTCACGTTTACGTTGATTTTCACCATTTCTCGCTAGGATATCTTGTTGTTGGGCAACTAATTCTGATACGGAAACAGGAATTTTAGGAGCTTCTGGAAAATATTTCATTTCCATCGCAAATTTTTTCTTTTGGTCTGCGATTTGACCAATAGCGTGACGACGGTTGTAAACCTCTTGTTCTTCTCGTTCTAATTCAAATAATTGGTCACCTACTCCGATAATCTGTAAAAGAATATTCGCTTTTTCTTTACTAGTTGATTCCATGAATTTTGGTAAATCGATGGCTAATTCTTCCACAAAACTATTTAATAGTTGTTGGCCACCCTTTTGACCACTTGGATCAATAACTTTTAAATCTGAATTTTTTCCTTTACGTTCTACAATTAAGCCATTATTCATGGTGATTGATAGGTATGGCGGCGTTACAGACCCTTCTCGATACGCTTGGCTAGGCTTATACTTATTGCCACCTAAAGCCCAAGCGATAGCATCAAGGACACTTGTTTTACCTTGTCCGTTGTTTCCACCTACGATGGTTAATCCGTTTGGCGAAGGCTCTATCTTTACTGCTTTCACGCGTTTTGTATTTTCAATTTCTAATTTGCTAATTTTCATCGACATGTGCTACACTCCTTTTGTGATTAGTATTTTTTACCCCTTAACGGTTGCCGCCGTTGAGGGCTTTTTGTATGCTTTTGCTACATTTTCTGCATATCTAATTTGTTGATCTATATAGGCGTCACAATCTCCACCGCCGGAAGCTCGCCAGTCTGTGATACGTTTATCAACGTCCATTAAGACTTTCAAAGCGATATCTCTTGGTAAATCTGATACAGCTGCTAAGATTCTATCTTCTGGGCTCATCTACTCACCACCTTCATTCTCCATCGAACATTGCTTCAATTAGTGACACTTCTGTTTGTGATAATAGTTTTTCAAATCGTAGTCTACTTACAATGTCAAAAAAGCCGTTGTTATAACCGCGTTTGTATTTTTCTATTTCCCCTTTTGTCCAATTATTTTCTTCCAACTCTTCAAACTCTTTTTGAGCTTTGTCAGCTACCACCATTAGTTGTTCAAACATTTTCTTCCTCCATTTCTAATCTCTTTAGCGACACCAAAAAACTTTCTTTGTGCTGATCTTAGTACTTCTTTGTTTTCTGCTAGACTTTTGTCCTTTTTCCAAAAATCAAAAACTCGATCGCCTTTGTCTAAAAAGTCAGCTAACACCAACCATTCATCTGCCGTTAAATCGTTTTTCATCGTTTGTCCTCCAAAGTCATTTTCTCTTTACAAGCGCTATATCCGTAGATAAAGCAAACAGATGCAAAAGTGACGATTGCCAGCAGTATCAACAAGACTTTCAACACCAAGCTTGCTGCGATAGCAAAAGCAGCTAGTGCCATTGCCAGCAAGATAATCTCGCTCATGATTCTTTTTTCGTTTGTCATGACTTCACGCTCCTTTCTTTGACATTTTCTCTAATGCAAAATTCCCGCCAACAATCACGAATTTCTGGGTACAACCACAACCGCTTAGTCGAAGGCGATTTTTCAAGTTCCTTAGCTTCCTCGGTCACAATGAAATTTTTTTCAAGAAAAGATGTACTGTGACAAGTTATTTCAGCCAACATTTTGATATCGATTGTCCCTTGTTGAATTCTTTCTTTCATTTGAGACTTCACTTCTTCTTTGATGCATTCTTTTGCATATTCCAAAGGATCAAAATAATTTTCCATGTTAATCACCTTTTTCTAATTCACTCAGCACGAGATTGATTCTTTCTACTTGCTTATCCGGTTTTCTTCGGCCGTTCATAATGTCTGACATATAAACATTAGAAATACCCAATTTATCAGCTAACCATGCTTGACTTTTTCTGTGTTTAGCTAAAGACACTCGAACGTTGATAATAAAATCCTGTGACATTTACTCATCCCCTTATTTTATTTAAGCTAATAAAATACGCTAAAATATATTGACAAATATTAAATCTAGTTTTAATATAAGTACATAGTTAAATAAGCCTAGAATTTCCCTATTAAATCAACATTTCTAGTTTGGCGACGTCGAATTGTTTATTTTTTATTAGGTGTCTTTCTTGTACTGTTTAGCGTATTGAATTAGCTTATGAACATAGTATATTAAAACTAGTTTTAATTGTCAACATTTTTATGCTATTTTTTAGTTCTAGTTTTAATTTCGATGTTTGTTTGCCGAAGGAGTATTGATATGACGGCATTTGACAGACTAAAATTCCTTTGCGAAAAACAAGGAATATCAGTTAATGATTTAGAAGAAAAGATTGATATCGGTAAAAATTCTTTATATTCATGGAAAAAGAATATCCCGAAAGGAACCAATTTATTGAAAGTAGCCGACTATTTTCACGTGTCCACAGATTATTTATTAGGACGTACTGATAGCCCAAACGGATACGCTGACAGCCCTTTGCAATTAACCGTAGAAGAAGCACTGGCATCGGTTATGAGTAGCGACGGCAAACCTCTAACTGACCACGATAGAGAAGTTTTAACAGGGATAATCGAAGCGTATATTGAGAAGAATTCAGACAAGTAGGTGTTGTTTGTTGGATGATAAAATAAAAATGATGATAGATAAATTAGGCGTACGCGTCCAATACTGGCCTAAATTGGACGCTAACGGCCATTATATTGCAAGGATAAATACTGTGGTGATAGATGACAGAATCTCACCACACGCTAAAATAATGACACTGCTACATGAATTGGGCCATGCTAGTAAACATCAAAATAATTATGCATTATATAATTTAGCCTTCTCGCTTCATTCAAAAATGGAAAACGAAGCCGAAGAGTTCATGATTGAAAAAATGATTGAACTAAGAGTAGATGATCCCGAATTCAATCCCGCAACTTTTAATACTGTAAATTTTTTAGAAAGTAACGAAATAGATTTGAAATATGAACCCGTTGTTAAAGAGTTTATGACTAGTTATTTTATCGGTAACAGTCTTGAACATATATTTTTTTAAATAAAATAAGAACATGCGTTCGGAAAAGAGATGATTTACCATGATGTTTAATGAATTTGAAGAGTGGATGGAAGAAAATTCCGCATCAAGAAAGGTGTTTATGACGAAATGGAAAGACATGCAAATTGAAAAAAATAAAAAAAGGAACCCCGTCAATAAAAAATGGGATATGCGAAAAATTGAAAGAACAGGTTCCGCCCAATGGAAAACCGTTGTAACGAATGCTTACCAAAAAATACGTTCTGAAAAAGGCATTCCTAGATACAACGGCAAGCAAATATGGATTGATTTTATGAATGAGGTGAGTTTCCTTGAAATGTTTGACGACGGTATAAACGAACTAGAATTTGAATAGAGAGGTGTAAACTATGGCTACATTTAGAAGACGAGGAAAAGGTTGGGAATATCGAGTCAGGTATGTTGATCCATTGACCGGAAATAAAACCGAAAGAAGCAAAGGCGGGTTTCGTACTAAAAAAGAAGCAGAATACGAAGCTGCTGAATTATATACAGATGTTTCGGATGGTTTAAATTTAAAGGCTAATTCAAATATTCTTTTCAAAGACTATGCTGACATATGGTTTGAAGACTATAAAAGAAGCATCAAAGAGACTTCGATACGTAGCAGATTGGCTTATCTAAATAATTTGAAAAAAAGATTTTCTAAAATACGTCTGCGAAATATGACCTTAAAAATTTATCAGAAGGAGTTAGATTCTTTGGGAAAAGAGTATAAAAAAAATACTATTTCCTCTATGAATCAAATAATGCAGATGATTTTCAAGCAAGCTGTAGAAGATAAATATTTTAAATTTAATCCCATAGAAAGAGCTAAGATTCCTAGGTTTGAAACAGAAGAAGAAAAAATTAAATTTTGGGATATGCATAGTATAAACAAATTTACTGAATATTGTACTGGAAAAACGAACATCAAACGGTCAGCAAGCAAAGCTTACCTCAATTGGGAAAAAGAACGTGATCTAGCTATCTTTTATTTGATGTTATATGGTGGCCTGCGTATTGGAGAAGCTTGCGCTCTTTACACTACTGATTATTATCCTATTACAAAGGAAATTGACATCAATAAAACGCTTGGATCTGCTCTACCTAATCAAGTAAAAAGCAGTTGGAAAATTTATCCGCCTAAAACAAAAAATGCTTATAGGCTTGTACCTCTTCCGGAAGTAGCCTATAAGCAAGTAGAAAAATGGTTAAAGCTTAGAAAAGAATATATAGCTTTCTTTTCTAATGTTTACCACGAATCCCATTATTTATTTTGTCAAAAAGACGGCTCTCCATTAACAACAAGAGACGTTCGAGGCAAATTTTCGGTCATAGTGAATAAATTAGAGTTACCAAAAATTACACCTCACGGGTTACGCCATACTTACACAGCATTGCAAATCCAAGCTGGAATTGATGTCAAATCATTGCAAATGATTCTCGGCCATGCAGACATCAAAACCACCCTAAATATCTATGCCCATTTAACCGAACAAAAGAAAAAAGAAACAATCAACCGTTTCGACTTGATGCTCAAAAATTTAGAGAGCGGGGCAAAAGCGGGGCAATCCACTAAAACAGCTAAAAATGAATAGCAAGAAAGCTCTATACCAAGCCTTTTGAGAGTATTTTTTCAATCTTTGTTGTAATCAAATCAATCGCCACATGATTTTGACCACCTTCCGGCACAATCACATCGGCATAGCGCTTAGTAGGCTCGATGAACTGATGATACATTGGTTTCACCACCGATAAATATTGATGAATAACTGAGTCCAATGTCCGACCACGTTCTTCTATGTCTCGCTTAATCCGTCGAATAATGCGGATATCATCATCGGTATCGACATAAATTTTAATATCCATCAAGTCACGCAAACGCTCATCTTCTAAAATCATGATTCCTTCTAAGATAATGACCTCTTTAGGCTCTTGATGTACCACTTGATCACTGCGCGTATGTGCCACGTAGTCATATACTGGGATATCGATTGCTTGGTAAGCTAACAATTGCTCCAAATGAGCAATCAACAAATCCGTATCGAAGGCTAGCGGATGATCATAGTTTGTCTCCAAGCGCTCATCAAAGCTTAAGGAACTCTGATCTTTGTAATACGAGTCATGCTCAAGCATCATAATGGAATGATTTGGGAATGATCAAGAATTGCGCGACTCACACTTGTCTTCCCACTTCCTGATCCTCCAGTTACGCCAATAATAATCGGTTGCTTCTTGCCCATTCCATTACCTCTTTCATTTACATTTTTACACTGTTATCTATTATAGCGAAAATCTCAAAAAATACCATGTATAACAGCCAATTTTCTTTGAAAGATGTGTTAGATTTTTTTCAATAAGTATGGCAACTCTGTCAAGTGCTGAATCCAATACGTGCTCTTGGTAGACGGGGTGGGGTGCAAATAAATCGTATCAATCCCACTTTGGTGACCGCCTTGAATATCAGAAGTCAGTGAATCCCCGATAATGACAAATTGCTCTTTCATTATGCCTGGATTTTCGGAAAAGACTTGCTCAAAGAAGCGTGGATCAGGTTTTTGGACGCCTAAGTCTCCTGATACAAATAGTTTATCAAAATAAGGCAAGAGTTGTGCTTTAGCTAGTCGCTCTCTTTGTGTCTTTCCATCGCCATTTGACACAATTTGCAGTGAATATCCTTGCTTAAAAAGTCCTTGAATCACTTCTAAGCTTGCGCCCAAGCGTTGATGTTGCTGAGTAAGACTCGCTCGAAAGGTGCTGTCTAGTATCGCAGCATCACCGACTAATTGGCAATCATACAACGTCTGAGCAAAGCGCCAGATTAACCACTGTTCTCGAGAAGCCCGGTTTTTTTCAATTTGCTGCCAAGCGAGTTGATTATATGTATGATATGTTTTAGCTGTTCGCTTAGTTAATGGTACTTGCTGCTCAGAAAAAGCACTCTTCAAAGCTGCCTCCTCTGCCGCTTGGAAGTCGAGTAATGTATCATCCACATCAAATAATAATACTTGGTACATCTTAGTTGCCACCTTCCATAAAGGGTCGTAATGCTTCTAATTCATGTTTGGTCAGTGCCCGATATTCCCCGACAGGCAACGTCTTGAGTTCAAGCGGACCAAAGCTGATTCGCTTCAAAAAGGTCACTTTTTTCCCACAAGCTAAGAACATTTTTTTCACTTGATGAAATTTTCCTTCTGATAAGACGACTTCCGCCTCACTCTCATCATCATGACAGCTCTTTAAAAGAAGCTGTGCTGGCAGACAGCGCGTCCCGCCGTGAAAAACAATGCCCTCAGAAAAGGCCTGTACGTCCTTTTCAGTCAAGCGCGCATTCACTCGGACACTGTACTTTTTATCGACGTTCTTCGTTGGATGAAGAAGTTGAGACCCCAGA